CCTATGGCATATCGTTCTGTGTCGCCCCGAAATTGGCCAAGGCCGATCAGATCGAGGCGGCGCGGAACATCCTTCAGCACTGCTGGTTCGACGAGGCCAGGTGTAACGACGGGATCAATGGACTCGAAGCGTATAGAAAAGTGTGGGATGACAGGAACGGCTGCTACAAGAACGATCCGCTCCACGATTGGGCGAGCAACCCTGCTGACGCCTTCGAGGTCTTCGCAGTGGTGTCATCCGACATCGGGAGAAAAAGCAATTCGGGTTTTGTGCCCAGGAGGAGCCGATGACCGGCGACTACACCCTGAAAGAAATTCAGGACTTCGTCTACGAGTCCATGCTCGTGTCCGAGGCGTGGCGTGCAGAGGCATGGCGGGACTGCGAGATCTATGACGGCAAGCAGTGGAGCGAAGAGGACCACCGGAAGGCCAAGGACGCGGGTATCGACCCGCTGACCATCAACCGGACATTCCCCGTGGTTAACCTTCTCCTTGGTTCCGAGCAGATCAACAAGAACGACATTACCATCGAGGGCCGCACCCAGGACGATGCCGAGATCAGCACCACCATGACCGAGGCGGTACGCTACATCATGGAGCAGTATAACGGCCCGTCGTTGGTATCGCAGGCGTTCAAGGACAGCGTCATCCCGGGCGCAGGGTTCCTGTCAATCAGCCATAACCCCGACCCCCGCAAGGAACGTGTGTGGGTGCAATATCACGACTGGAAGGACATGGGGTGGGACCCCTTCGGCGACCCGTGGCTGTCGGCGAACGGTTGCCGCTACGTATATTACCAGCCTTGGAAGGACCTGGACTGGCTGATAACGCAGTTTCCGGAAAAACGGCAGGAGCTGAAGGATGCCTTCGAAGAGTATCACGAAATGTCCAGGCGAGGGGGCATGTCCCACGGAGTCGTCCTTGACGAGTCGACCCTCATCGAGGAGATGAAGGAGCGGGTTGCCATCAATGCCTATGGTCGCAAGCGGGTGAGGCCCGTGGAGCTGTGGTACTGCGTGTACGAGGAAGGACTGTGGGCCAGGTTCGCCAACGGCGACTCCCTGGAGCTCACGAGGGACGCAGACCCCCTTGACCTGCGGCAGGCTGTCCTGTCGGCAGAGGAGGTCGTCAAGGCCCAGGTTCCGAAGATCAAGACCATCACGTTCCTCGGCGACATTGTCCTCAACTGGGGTTACAGCCCGTACAAGCACGACGAATATCCGTTCGTGCCCTTCTACGGCTACCTTGACCGGTTCAACTACCCCTATGGCGTCCCGCGCAACCTCCGGGGACAGAACGAGGAGATCAACAAGCGCCGGTCCATGGCACTGGCGCTGCTCAAGAGCAGGCGCGTGACCGTGGAGGAGAAGGTCGTCGACGACGCCACCAAGCTCCAGGACATCTACGAGGAAGCGAACAAACTCGACGGGTTCATCGTGGTCAAGGAAGGCAAGATCAACGCCGTCAAGGTCGAGGAGATGGCCGAGTTGTATCGCCCCCAGGTGGACCTGCTGCTCCAGTCGGAGCGGGAGATCCAGGAAGTCTCCGGGGCGAATGCCGATTCACTCGGGTACCGGTCAAGCCAGGTGAGCGGGGTAGCTATCGAACGCAAGCAGCAGCAGGGCAACACGATACTCGCCCCCATCTTCGGGAATAAGCGAAGGAGCGAAAAGCGTTTGGGGGAGTTGATCATCCCTGAGATACAGAGCCAGTGGCGCGGCGAGAAGATCCTGCGGGTCACCGACAGACTCACCGGGGCCAGAAAGTGGGTGCACCTGAACAAGCGTGAGCAGGGACCCGTCGGTGAGATCGTGCTGCGCAACAACATTACCCAGGGCAAGTTCGACTGCGTGGTTTCCGAGGCGCCAGCAACCGATACCGTGAGGGAGCAGCATCTCAACATGCTCATTGAGTGGGTGAAGAAGAGCCCGCCAGAGATCATCCCGTACCTCATGAACGCGGCCATGGAGATATCAAACCTCCCCAACAAGGACCAGCTCATGGCACGGATCAGACCCATCCTCGGCATCGAGGGGGAAGACCAGAACAGGAGTCCGGAAGAAATCAAGGAACACGTTGCCCAGCAGTTAGAGGCGCAGAAGGCGGCCCAGGCCAAAGCGGCCCAGGTGGAAGAGGCGGCGCTCAGGCTCAAGCTTGAGAACCTCCAGCTCGTGAACGAGAAGCTCGCTGCCGAGATCGAATCCCTCAAGGCGGGTGACAAGGTGAAGCGCGACGACGCAGCCCTGCGTGGTATCCGCGCCGGGTACGACATGGAGAAGGACATCATTGCCACGAAGACCGGGTACCAGCAGGAAGCGACAAAGAAGGCGGCCATCGGCAACGGCTACCGGAAGGCAATGGCAGCACCAGCAGGAGGAGCAGCATGACACGACACGAGGAAGCAGTGTTTGAGGCAAAGGCGGAAAGGCATTTCCGAAGCCACCGGGAGCTGCCGCGGGGCAGGGATTTCCGGTGGAACACCTTCCGGTTTAATACCGAGGCGGATTTAACCCACTACCGGCACAACTTTGACCAGATTTTCCCGAACGCCCCTGGCGTGGGGATATGAAAGGAGGACCACCATGAACACGAACAGGATGATGAACAGGATTTTTCGTGCAGCGCTCTTTGCGCTCATGTGTGCCCTTGTTGTCACAGTTACAGCTCAAGGGGCATCGGTAACCAGGACATTCGGCTGGGGTCAGGCGAGCGAGGACTTGCCTTACCTGAAGGAGTGGCGGCTTTACAGTTCGACAACCGAGGCCGGACAATACACCCTGGCTGCGTCGATTGCCTATACCGGCACACCGCAGGCAGAGTATACGTCGGCCCAGACCATTACCTTCCCTGACGGGGCGAACACCACGAAATGGTTCCGGCTTACGGCGGTGAACTCGGAGAACATCGAGAGCGTTCCGAGCAACACCATTTCCCTGTTGTACGCGGGCAAGCCGCTCTCCGTGCCGACCCTGCTTCGGATTATAGGGGCATCCCAATGAAAGCGCTGGCGTCACTCCTGATTCTCATCGGGTTTGTCCTCGTTGCCGACCGGGTAGATACCATCACCACCGCAGGGGACGATCAGTACCAGCTAAACTACGAGAGCTACTGCGCCACCAGGGTAGTGCGAGCAGGAAAATTATGGCGGGTATGGCTGACGAACGGAGAGCGGGTTGAGTTTACCGAGAGTTCACGGCTCCGCCTCGATTACAACAGGCCATGCGAGTGAGAGGGCGGGCAATGGAGAATACGTGGTTGGCGCTGTTGACAGGGTTTTCGGGAATAGCAGTCAGCTTGCTGGGCATTTTACTCACCTCGCTGCGGTCCTGGAAACGGGAAGTCAGGGAGTACATCGAGAAGGTATGCGAGGACAACAAGCAGGCTCATGAGGATATGTGGAACAGGATCAATTATCACAAGCATAACGGCGGCGGGAGCGTTGTAATCCCGCAGAAAGGATAGGGACATGGGGTATTCCGGATTGTTCTCAAGATCTGTTCCGTGTGCGGGCGCGTCCAGAAGTACAATCGCGGCGACCGGTATCCGCATTGGGGACACCTTGCGCCGGGCGAGAGGCTGGACCTTGCGCGGCACAACCACTGCGAACACCACACCCTGTGCCCGGAGTGCAGGAGGATAGCACATGGAGAGTAACCTTGCCTACGGATTCAGGATGACCATGGCCCAGGAGGGCGTCCCGTTCGTCAACGATCCCCATGACCGTGGCGGACCAACAAAGATGGGCCTCACCATGGGGCTGATGAAGAACATTGGCCTCGACCTCAACCGTGACGGAAGCATATCGGTGGACGACGTGCACCTCGTGACGGAAGACGTTGTCCTCGACGTGTACCGGAAGGAGTTCTGGAACCGGGTAAAAGCGGACAGCCTTGCAGCGGGAATGGACGTTCAGACGGCTGACTTCGCGTTCAATGCCGGTCCCTTCAGGGCTCGGGAATTATCACGGAAGTCACCGAATATAAACGGGTTCGCCATCCACCAGATTGCTTACTACCTGTCCCTGGCTGATCGATTGCCGGGATACGTGGGTTTCTTCCGTGGATTGACCAGGAGGACGCTCAATGTGCTGGCAGCGTCGGCTGCCCTGTGCGAGTGGTACGAGGCCAGCCAGGCCATAACACGGATCAGGCTGATGCTGGCAGAGGCAGACAGGGATACAACGTTCCGTGGTGTCTTTCGAGAGAAAGTCAGGAGCGTGCTGAATGGATGAGCAGGGGAGCAACACCGTGAATGTAATAGAAGAGATGGCGAAGCGGGAGGACCTCAAGCATGGCGGAGTCGTGGTAAAGATCGGCACAACCTTTGGCTGGAATTGGGACGACACCATCGCCAATTTCTTCAAGAAACTGTTTCGCAAAGGAGAAAAGAAATGACATTTTCAGAGAAACTGAAACTCGTGTTTTCCAGGATCTGGGATTTTCTCACGCCCTTCGTCAAGGTGTTTCTGTCGAGCGCAGGGAACATCCTGGCAGCCTCGGCCATAGCTGCCGTCAAGACTATGGCCCAAACCATGGGCAACGCTGACGGAGACGCCAAGCGGAAAGCGGCTTTCGATGCCATCGTCACCGACCTGAAAGGGCAGGGCATAACCCTCGGCGTCCAGGTGACGACCTCCATGATCTATGCCGCCATCGAGGCAGCGGTCCAGAAGCTCAAAGAGGAGGAATAGGCCATGATGAAGTATTTGAGACTCTATGCGCAGTTCAAAGACGCTAGAAAGGCAATCGTGGCAGAGTATTCCATCGGGAAGATCCTCGGAGTGTTGCTGTCCAGGAAGGCGGTAGGGCCGGTTCTTGTTCTGATCGGCCAGGCATTGAGGGAATTCTTCGGTGTGGAAGTGAACGAGGCGGCGCTCAAGAGCGTCACCGACGCCGTCATCATGCTTGTAACCGTCGGCATACAGGCGCACGGTGCAATCATGGCGATCGTGTCCGTGGTCAAAAATGTTGTAAACAAAGTGAAGACGGCAAAGGAGACAGCAACCATGAAGTAAAACGAGGCAACACCATATCGCCCGCCGCGCAGGTAAGCGGCACAAGGGCAGCCAGCGCGCTGAAATAAGCCCCCTGGAACCGGTACGCATGGGACCACTCCGTTCGTGTGTATCGGTCTTCAGGGGGCTTTTTTGTTGTGACGCTTGCCCGGTGGCGTACACGGGCACCATAAATTCGGGGGCCTGCAACCCGGAAAAGAGCAGGCAAAGAAAGGAGCGAGACATGGATACAAACACAGAAGCAGAAACACCAAATGACGCCGCGGATCAGCGTGATGACCCGACCGTTCAGGACGCAGGAACCGACCTCGCGCCGGAGAACGAAACCGTAACATCCTCGTTATTCGGGGAAGCCGTCACTGATGCCGAGCTGATGGGCGAGGAACAGGCACCGGAAACTCCCGAAGAAGCAACGGACAGCCAGGGGCCACCCGAGAACCAGGACGATGCAGAACCACCGCCAGAGCCACCCAATAATGCTTCAGGGGATGGGGTAACGGGTGAGGCCGTGAAGCCGCCGCCGGGATACGTGCCGCTGGCAGCGCTGCACGAGGAACGTGGCAAACGGCAGGCCATGTCTTCAGCGCTTCAGGAGCTTGAGGCAACCGTGGCCGCATTGCAGCAGGGGAAACCGGCAGAGGCACGTCAGGACATACCCGTTACGCATGAGACAGAAGATGATGAGATACCATCCGACTTTAAGGTATTGACATCCCAGGAATACCGGGACCTGGCCGAGAATGACCTCGTGGAAGCGCAGATCTACCTCCACAACCTGAACCGGTTTCAAAACCAGGAGGAACAAAAACAGAAAGAAGAGCGGCAGAGGAAGGCGGCGGAGCACCAGACGAAGGCCCTGATCGAGCAGCGGTATAGCGAAATGGAACAGGCGGTGCCGGGGATATTCGCCGAGGGCGGCGACGTCAACAAGGCCCTTACCCAATTCGCCGCAAACAACGGCATGGAAGAAACATTCCTGTCCGTCATGACCGACCCCGCCACCCGCATCGTCGGGGAGGACGGGCGGATTCTTCTGCTCGGGAAGGGCGCGGTGCAGATGCTTACCCTGCTCAACAACGCGTATAAGGCGGTGAAGCCTGATGCGACGAAGGAAGATTTACTGAAAGCCCAGGGCGCAGCAGAACTCCTGGGAAAAATACAAAATACAACAACGGGCTATCGCAATATCGGGGGCACCCCTCCGGGCGGTTCGTCCGTGCCGAATGATCCGAACCGGGTAGTCACCGAGGCGGAAATGGCGCGGATGTCACCGGAGGAGCAGGAGAGGTACCTCCAGGGAAGATAAGACCAAAAAAGGAGAACGACCATGGCAGCAACAGATTTTCCATTGAATGACCCATTGGCAGTGCGCCGGTGGAGTACGTCGCTGGCCGTAGAAGCCGAGAAGAAACAGTACTTCCGGAAATTCATGGGCACCGACGAAAATGCGCTGATCAAGATTCAGCAGGAATTGTCAAAGAAGTCCGGTGAGATGATAACCGTAGGCTTGAGAATGAAACTGTCGGGAGACGGCACCGAAGGCGACAACCTCATCGAAGGCACCAGCGCGGAGGAAGCCCTCAACTTCTTCCACGATGCGCTCTACATCGACAAGAGGAGGAAGGGCACCAAGTCCAAGGGCCAGATGTCGGAGCAGCGCGTCCCCTATAACATGCGCAAGGAAGGGCGTGATGCCCTTGCCACCTGGTGGGCTGAGGACTACGACGAGCAGATCATGATGTACCTGGCGGGAGCCAGGGGGATCGACGCGTCGTTGCACGCGCACATCGGTTTCACCGGAAGGGCCAACAACGCTCTCACAGCACCGGACTCGTCCCACATCTTCTACGGTGGGAACGCCACGGCCAAGGCAGACCTTGACTCCGGCGACAAGATGGACCTGACCATTTGCGACAAGGCAGTTGCCTCAGTGGAAACGGTCGACCCGGTCATGCTCCCCTTCTCCGTGGACGGTGAGCTGGAATACGTGCTGCTCATGCACGTGTGGCAGGCGTTCGACCTCCGGGCCTCGGTCAGCGCCAACGACTGGATCGATATCCACAAGAACACTGACGGCAAGGACAGCTTGATTTACAAAAACGCCCTTGGCAGCTACAACGGCATCGTGATGCACAAGCACCGCAACGTGATCCGCTTCTCCGATTACGGCTCCGACGGGGCGCAGCCCGCAGCCAGGGCACTCTTACTCGGTGCACAGGCGGGGATTATTGCGTGGGGCGGGAACAACGCCCCAGGACGGTACACCTGGAACGAGGAAACGGATGACAGGGGCAATGCCCTTGCCATCACGGCAGGCACCATCTACGGGGTGAAGAAGTCCCGGTACAACAGCAAGGATTTCGGGGTTGTCGCAGTAGACACCTACTGTGTCAACCCGAACGCATAGGATAAGGGAGGTGATACCATGGCAGCAGTAACCGTACAGTCAGAAGCAGTAAAGAGCGGGCTCAGGCCCGACGACAGGAGGGCCGGCGTTGTTCTGTGCCGGACCGGCTACTACAAGGCAGCGGCCGCCCTCGACGCGAACAGCATCATCCAGATGGTCCCGGTGCCGAAGGGGGCTCAGATCCTTGACATCCAGATGTTTGTGGGTGATTCGGGAACCGGCAGGACCTTTGACGTGGGCGACGGCGGCCTCGTCGATAGGTTTCTCGACGGGGTAGACCCTTCGAGCGGACCCATCCGGAGCGATTTTCACGAAGATGGCGACATGGCCTGCGTTGAAAACTACGAGTACACCGTATACGACACCATTGATGTGAAGTGGCTCGGCGATACCGTGGAACTCGGCCAGACCATCCACATGAACGTCTTTTACAAGATGGGCGACACCATCGAGGACGAAATCGCGGTTTACACCACGTAGAACCAATCAACCGGGGCGGTAACGGGACACAATCTCACGCCCCGGTCCCCTGAAAGGAGGGTTGAATCATGTCATTAAAGATAGGCAGACCATCATGGCGGAGCAGCGATCCTGACAAGAATATGCTCAACGCCATTTCCCTCGGACTCTACCAGCACGACGGCCTCATTCTCGGATCGGGAAAATCGACGTCGTACAAATCAACCCTGGTAGCAGATAAGAATTTCATTTCCTTCTATCTCGGCTCGGAGGCTGTCGGCGGTACTTCTCGCGGTATGTATCTGCGGCTGTATCTCACCGGTGGAGCTGGCGGTGAAGCGGCACGAATCTTCACAACGGTAGTCAACAACACGCCGGCTGACACGGTCAACGGTGCCCACATATCGCTGTCCTTCGGGGCTACGGTTGGGAACGTCACGGGCCTTGGTACAGCGGTGCGGGCCACCCTCCATGTACCGAACAGGGCACTTGGCGGGACGTGCGCGGCCATCCAGGCAGAGTTATATGCCGACGGCGCATCTTCTGCCAATGGCGGGATATTGTCATTTGTCCGCTTTTCGCTCGGAGGGAACGCAACAGGCATTACCGCACTGACGCAACAGACTAACTGTGCGGCGTTTCACTTTGACGCAGGCTGTGTTGACGCTACAAACGGCGTCATAGACTCAAACAGAACGGCCAACACTGCGGGTGGGTGTATCAAAATATACATTGATGGCATTGGAACCCGGTGGATAACTTACGGTACCGGCTCATAAACAACACCACGCGTAACCGGGAGGGGCGACAAGCCCCTCCCTTATCCACACCACGAAAGGAGAACACCATATGCGGAAATTTGACGTAACAGAGTATGAAGTAACGATGGCGGATGGACAGACATTACCCTATCGGGTAAAGGATTCAGCAATAACGATCCTTTTTAACCCGGAAAGGAAGCTCACCGCACTTGAATTGCTCAAGACGAATAAGCTTGCAGAGCAGATTATGGACGCGAAAGGCTCCATTTTACTGGAAGAAGCTGAGTACGCACAGCTAAAAGGTGCCTGCGAAACCGTGAGGGGCTATGGGAAAGAGGACATCGAATTTGTCCGGCGCGTCCTGGAAGCCCAGGAAATAGACGTTATAGAAAAGGAGTGATGCCATGAAGTTTGTAAGATTACAGTATGTGGGAAAGAAACCATCATTACACCTCACCATGCCACGGCTGAGGGGCGAGTATACCTTCGATGAGGGCAACGGAATGACCGCTCCCGTTGAGTATGGAGATGCATCCTATCTTTTAGGGACAAGCGTGGCCATTTTCAAGGTCGTGGGCGGACCCTTCGAGTCGGTCGAACCGTCAACGCTGACACCACAGGAAGTGCCAAACGCACCGGGGCCGATTGTGGTGTCTGACGATCCGAATGAGGACATCATACCGGCAGGAACCCTCACCGGCGACGGTGTTGAAGGTACGGGGCCCCTACCGCCACCGGAAGAACCGAAAGCCACATCCAAGAAGGGGAAGAAATGACGCTCTACGACTTAATTGTCGGCTACGATGGCGCGTGGACAGCGCTGGAAGACGAGGCCACCGAACACTTTTGGGGCATCGAGGAATTAACCAGCTATTTCAACAAGGCGGAGCGGGAGGCAGCAGCCCGCTCCCTTTGTTTGCGATACCGGGCAACGGACGACATTTTCGGCACTGCGAATGACGCCCTGCCCGACAAAACGGCTGACGATATCTGCGTAATTGACCTCAAGGAAGGTATTGCCGAGTACGCCCGAAGCCCGAAGATTATCGAAATCATTTCGGCGAGGCTGTCCACGAATTACCCGGAAATTGCAATCGTCACCAGGAAACAGCTTGCGGATCTCGAAGGCCCGCTCTCGATTTATGACGGAACCGGAACGAGGCCGGAGTATCTTATCTCGGAGATAGGCACGGAATTACTTGTGTGGCCAATGCCGGACGCTGACTACACCCTTTTCCTTACCGTTGCCCTTCTCCCGCGCTTTCCCATGGCGGTACCCGAATACGGGATAGACATTTCTTTTGACGCTGGAACAAAGCAGATACGCCGGGCAGCCGGTTCGTTCAAGACCCATAGCTACCAGCCAGGGGCCACCGTGAACGTCAGCGGATCTGCGAGTAACGACGGAAACTACACGATTGCAGTCGTGACCAGCGGAGCGTTGACGGTTATCGACACCGACACCATTACCGACGAGGCAGCAGGGGCAACCGTGATTGTATCGTCCTCGCCGGAGATCCCGGAGCAGTACCACCGAGACCTTATCGACTACGTGTGTTACCTGGCCTACAAGAAGAACGGGAAAAAGACCCTCGACTTGCAGCGGTCCATGACACACCTTGAACTGTTCACCGCTGTTTTCGGTCCGCGCAAGACAGCCAACATTGAACAAATGAGAGTGGCGACGAAGCTCAAGGGGCGCGGAGCAAGCAGCAAGTATCGCATATAGGGGTAAGCCATGCCGGAACCGATACCGTACAAGATACGCCCGATCCCTATGACCGGGAAGCTCATTGAAGCCCTGGACCCTGTCGTCGTTGGCGAGAACTTCCGGGAATTGAAGAACCTCCGGCCTACCGGCACACACAAGCGGGCCGTGGCTGGCATGACAAAGATTACCAGCTCGCCGTTGACCTTCGAGGACACCCAGGGGCGACCGGCAAAGATACGAAACTCCATTCATTTTGTGAAAGAAGAGCCGTACGAAAGCCATGTTGTCGTGGAGGCATACAATTACGCGGAGAATTCGCTGCGTCTTTACACCCTCGACGGCGACGCGCCAAACCCCGACGACTTCGGCGATCTGCTTTACAGCGTTGCCGAACCGTGGGCAGCCAACACCGTTACGCCCAAAGGCCGGGCTGTCTTCCCGAGAACCTTCAACGGCTGCTATTACGAGTGCATCAAGGCGGGAACCACCCACGGGACCACCGAGCCGGAGTGGCCGACAACGCCGCTTGCGACGATCGCGGACAATACCGCCGTGTGGATCTGCCGGGAGGGAACCCTTCACGGGGCTTTTTCCCTCACAACCGACGGCTCCCTGGTGTACGCGAACAGCCATGACATTCTGATATGGCCAGGGGATGAACACAAGGCCGGTGCCGTGGTGAACGCCAGCGCCACAGCCTTTCCTTTGCCGGACATGGATGATATGTTCGACTTCACGGACCATTTGCAGAACACCTTTACCGATGATCAGAACGTGGCCATTGTGACGGGCCTTACCTACCATAGCGGTGGAAGCCAGGGCGGACATTACGACGCCGACGTCTACATCGGCTCACCCTACAGGATTGACGGCGCGAAATTCTACGTTCAGACACCGGTGGGCTACACCCCGGCAACGATAAACTGCGAAACAGCCTATTGGGCAAGCGGCGGTATGCAGACCGTCAACAACACCGACGAAACGGCGGTAAGCGATAAAACCCTGTCACAAACCGGCTCCGTCATGTTCACGGCAGCCGCACCGGCAGAACCTTCCCACATCTTCGGGAGGATGCTCTACTGGTTTCGCTTCCGCTTTCACAACTTACCGACCTCCGGCGCGAATAGACCCGTGCTGTTTTTCGTCACAGTCCATGCGCCCATACAGCCATTGACCAATATTTGGGATGGAACACCGGTCCCGATCCTCCAGGCGTGGAAAAGCCCCACGAATGACAAATACCTCGACTATACAATGAACGTGGCAGCCAGGGATTCGATAAAGCAGTGGGCCGGCGGTGACGGCGGTTGGGTAGACAACCCCGACCTTATCCTCAAGCTCAACAGCTTTGCCGCGACTGACTATATGTACTATGGCTCTCACGTCCGGCTGTCCGGCCTGCAACATACCATGGCCAGGGATTGCCGGAACAGGCGAAGCGCCATAATCCGCGTCGATTATTTCAACGGCACAACCTGGGTACCCTGCGCAAATATCCGCGACGGCACATCCAACGGAGGACGATCGCTATGGCAATCAGGGATCGTCACATGGGACCCGCCCGGCGCAGCCCTCGAATTCAAGACGTGCGTCAACAACGACATGGAGCTTTACTATTACCGCGTGTACTGGAGCATCAGCCTGTCAACCACGGACGTCAAGATTGATTGCATCCTCGGTATTCCGTGCCCGGTTACCTTGACGGGACACATCCGGGCCTTTGTCGCCCAGAACCGCCTTTTCATTGTGAAAAACAATATGCTGGAATGTTCTCCGGTAAGTCGGCCCACGGTCATGAACGGTTCGGAACACGTATCGTTTCCCATGGGAGACGAAAGCCCCATCACCGGCGGCTGCAACCTTTTTGCCATCCAGGGCTCGGAGTATTACAGCCCTATTTTAGTATTCAAGAAAACGGCCACCTACCTTTTAACCGGAGACGGTCCCGATTGGAAGCGTCACGAATTAAGCCGTTATGACGGCCTCGCTGCGCCCGATACCCTGTGCGTTGTCAATCTTCCCATTTCCATACCGGGGATGGGAACGACCATAGCCATAGGGCAGGGAACGACCGGCGTTTTTCTAAGCGACGGAAGGCCGCCGCGCATTGTCAGCAACGATATCGAGCAATATTTTGACCCAAACCACGCCGATTACATCCAGCCCGACGTCATAGACAAGTCCGTAGGCTTCATGGACTACGAACGCCTCGAATACCACTGGATATTCTTGAGCGGTGTCGAGGGGACGAGAAAAGAAATGGTCCTTAACCTCCACAAGCTGGAATGGTACGAGATCGCCCGGGGCAACCACGGCCTTGAATTCGGCTTTTCCGTGCAGGATCAGTATAAAAAGCACTACAATTACGGCGTTTGTGCCGATGGCCATGTAAAGCGTCTCGAACACGGCACCAGCTTCGACGGCGACGATATCGAGTGTACCATGTGGCCCGGTGATGTTGCCCTGACCGGTGATGTGACCATCGAGACGAAGTGCGAACAGATCCAGTTCCTTTGTGTGGCAAAGGAAGTGACGGACGAGAACATAACTTACCAGCATTACCTCGATACGAACGTGGCTGTCATGGACAGGGCCATTACCCTGGCACCCAGGGCGCACGGCAAGAGGGTAGCCAACATGATCGCCAAGGTGAAATCTCCGTACGCGGTGTTCCATAGCGGCAAGGTAACATTTTCCTGTGACGACGAGGCCATAGCCTTTGAACCGCTGGCCATGATGTACCACTTCGAGATCGAGCATCAACGAGTGAAGCCGAACCAGGGCGACTATCCCGCTCAAGATCAATCATGGCTCTACAGTGAAGGAGATTAACAATGCGGAGAAAATACAGCGCAACGGTCCGCGACCAGCACGGCAACATCATAGCCGGGGCGTCGGTTTCGGTCTTCCTTGCAGGGACAACGACCCAGGCGAGCGTGTACGCGTCAATAGCCAGCGCGGAAGCGATCAACGGGGTAGCATCCGACGAGGCAGGCCGGTACACCTTTTATGTCGATACCTTTGATTACAACGTAGACCAAACGTTCAAGATCGTCTGCACCAGGGCAGCTGCAACCCTTACCATTGACAACATCACCATCGAAGACATTGTCCTGGGCGAGTACGCAATTACCGCCGACAGGACCGTGACGACGAATGTAACCGTGCCGAAGGGCGTCACCTACGCCGTAGCGGAGGGCGTGACGCTGACCTTTTCCGGCTCGTTTTCGGCTGGATTGTACCAGGTATTCACCGGCACCGGAACGGTTGCCTTTGGAGCGGGAGCGGTGAAGGAGTGCTGCGCCGCGTGGTTTGGCACAGGAGCAGCCGCAGAAGCAAAGGCGAGAACCGCCATAGCAAGCACGACCTGGCCAACCGTGTACCAGCGGGTAACGCTGTTCTACGGCACCGGTGCCCCACCGGACCCGGCGACGGTCCCGGAAGCCTCAATTTACTTTCAGTACACGCCGTAAGGAGGGCGAACAATGGGAAAATGGTCTCCAGCAAACTTTTATAACTTGTTTTACCAGCGAATCAAGGGCATAGGGGGCGAGCAAACTGTAAAAATATGCGTATGCAGCGATCAGCCGACGACAAAGGAAGAGGCCGAATCGACCTACGCCCTCGCGGTAGCAACGCGCCAAAGTGCTGATTTGGTGATCGTGGCGGGGGTAAAAATTACCATACCCATGATTGAAAGCCTTGACGTGTCCGCACCTGGGGACGCAACCCATGTTGCCGTTACAGTAGCCAACGACCTTATCGTGGTGACAACGTGCGACACTGAAACGCTCCCGGAAAACGGCAAGGTGACGATACCAGCCTGGACAGTCGTCCTGGGCGCTCCGGCGGACGAACTTGACGAGCAACATCAGGGGTAAGGGGAAATACCATGGAAAATACACCACAGCAGATCAAGCCAGTGACGTTAAAAGTAAGGAACATCATATTGGGTACTTCATCAACTACATCGGGTGAAACCGGGAAAAAGGCAGCGAAGGAGGCACACCATGGCGCAGTGGATAAGTGATTTACCCCTCGACTATGCACTAATCAGATTCAAGCAACACCATGATTACGGGTATAACTTTGAAATATGCGTATGCACACAGCAGCCCAATTCAGCGGCAGAGGCGCGGCAAACATACAATTTGGCGATCGCAGCTGTTAGCCTGGCTAATTCTGCACCCGAGGCCGATGGATCTGACGGGCGCAAGGTGGTGATACCGGCGGTGGAGGATGTGCCCGTCACGGTAACCGGGACAGCTACCCATATAGCCCTTGTGTGGTGGAAGATCGAGGAAGGTACCTGGGTGTACCGTGACCTATTTTGCGTGACAACGTGCGCCCCGTTGGAGCTGCTTGAAGGGGGCCTTGTGTCAATTCCATCGTGGAAAGTAGCAATACATTACCCGACATAAAAGGAGAATATCATGGCAACGTTTAACAAATTTAATAGTTTCGTGGAAGAACTGGCCAAAGGGGCGCATCACCTGCATGCAGCCGGCAATCAGGTAAAGGTATACCTTACCAACAACGCCCCGAACGCAGCCAGCCACGCGGGCAAAGGTGATCTTGCCGGTATTACCGAGCAAAACGGTTATGCCGCTGCCGACATCCAGAACGACGTAAGCCGTACCGGCGGGGTATTGACGGTGACGGGCGTTGATGTGGAATGGACAGCATCAGGGGCCGTCGGACCTTTCCAGTACGCAGTACTCTACAATGAAGATCATGGCAGCGACGCCCTTATCGGCTGGTGGAATTATGGTTCAAGTATATCTCTTTCAGCCGGTGAGAAATTCAAGGTTGATTTCGGAGCATCAATTTTCACCCTGGAATAAGGGGTGCTTGATTGGCAATAACCTACGTAGGCGCAGGGCAACCAGGGGTGGGCACAGGGATTGTAACCCCTGGCCTGCCTTCCGGTTGGGCGCAGAATGATATCTTTGTCATGTTCGTGGAGACGGACAGGGCGCAGGATCTTACCGATCCGGCTGGCTGGACCGTTATCCTTGACCAGCAGGGACGCTCCCACCTTGACACCGCCCAGGATACGAGGGCGCACGTCTACTGGAAGAGGGCCGGCGCTTCCGAATCAGCTCCAAGCATCGCCGACTCAGGCGACCACACTATCGCTATCATTGTAGCCTTCCGTGGCTGCAAGATATCCGATAGCCCCGTAGATACCTCCGCCAGCAACAACCCGGTGTCAGGCACTTCGATTGCTTGTCCTACGATAACGACATCGGTTGCCAACGCCCTGGTAATCGCAGGGGCCATGCACGGTGGCAATACCACCTTTTCAAGCTGGTCAAACGGCAACCTTTCCAGCCTCGGGGAAATTCTCGATTTCAATGACACATCGGGCAACGATGGCTCGGTTGGTTTAGCGATAGGATGGAAAGCCGCAGCCGGGGCCGTCGGTACAACGACTGTCACGGTAGCCGAGGGCGTGATGGCTACCTTCCAGATAGCCTTGATACCGGCCCCCAACGCATATTCGCTCACCGCAACGGGCGGCGCGTTTACCGAAACAGGCACGGCGGCCACCCTTTTAAAATCTTCCCTGGTATCGGCTGGCGCGGGGGAATATGCCCTTACTGGCACGGCGGCTTCGTTGCTCGCGTCGTTCCTTGTCGGGGCAGAACCGGGCGAGTTTACCTTTACCGGTTCAGATGTGACGCTGACCAAGACGACGGCGGGCCTATACGTTCTTACGGCGGATGGCGGTGCGTTTACCCTCTCCGGAACAGCGGCGGGCCTTTTAAAATCTGCCCTGGTATTGGCTGGCGCGGGAGAATATACCCTTACCGGCACAGCGGCAAGCCTTCTGAAATCAAGCCTCGTCGCGGCAGAACCGGGCGAGTTTACCCTGACCGGCCAGGACGTTGAATTTACCCATACAACCCTTGACCTGATCATCCATGACCTTATTCACGGCGTTTCCGTTACCAATATTAACCTTATTACGAACAAGGCCCTTTCGGTTGACCCAGGGGCGTTTACCGTAACCGGAACGGCTGCAACATTCTTAAAATCATATCTTCTCGCCGCTTCTCCCGGGGCATTTACCCTTACCGGCAGTACAGTATTGCTGATCCGCGAGATCCCGCTGGTTGTTCATGACGTGATCCACGGCATTACCATCGACACCCCGACGCTTGTCGCCCCTGGCATATACAGTGTAACCGTCCATGACTCGGTTCACGGCGTTATCATTGATGGAGGCATTGACCTTACGCTAATTCTACCTAAAGCCCTCACGGTCCACGATGCCATTCACGACATTACTATTGATCATATCGCCCCTATACCTCCGGTCAGCCTCACGGTCCACGATGCCATTCATGGCATTACGATTGCCCGTGCGCCGCTTCGAGGGTTCGAGTACGGCGAAGTAGTCACGGTAATCAACATCGGGGGAGCATGGAAATTGATAGAAGCTATCAAGATTTTAATAAACGGAGCATGGAAGACAATAACCGGTATCACATTACGGCAGTAAAGGAGACGCACAATGAGACCACAAACTAAAAATTACGGGATGTCGCCGGACGCACTCAAGCAGATCGAGGCGAAAATGCGGCAGATGCAAGCAACAGGTACCGTCGTCACGCCCGAAATGATGGAGGCCATGTATACGGCGGCCCTCAAAACCGGTACGGATGTAAACAGGGTACAGGCAGAGGCCACCATGACGGGTATTCGCGAGATGGCCGAAACCAAGCGGAGAGAACACGCTGCGCAGAAGGCGGAAGACGCGAAGATGATGCAGGGGATAGGCGGCACTATCGGCAATACTGCCCTTCGCTACGGCTATAAATGGCTGGACAAGAAGATGAATCCGGCGGCAACCCCTGGGGGATCTGCGACAGGAGAACCGTTGAAGACCGTCGGCGGCCCGCCCATGGAGCTGAACGGCAATCTTACAACCGTGGGCGGTGAGAAAATGACCATCGGAGGCCAGCCTACCCTCATGCCGGAAGGCAGCCCCCTTGCCGGATACGGCGGCGCAGCGGATATGCAAGCCCTTGAACTGGCACCGTCAACACTGCCGGGACCGGTTACGACACCACCGGTAACGCCAGGCCCCTTCGCAGCTCCATCGGTACAATCCGGCGGGGCTATTGCACCGGCACCAGCCCAAATGATGGGTGGCGTTGAAGGCGTGGGCGTCGCTCCCATAGCGAACACCATGGAAGCCGTTGCGCCGAACGTGGGATTGACGGAATTGGGCGCGTCGGTTGTCCCGACAAGCGAGGTAGGTACGAGCCTGGTAGCGGAAGGCATAGGATCAGGAATAACCAGCACCGCGCCGATCGCGGCTGACACTGTTGTCGGTACGGCTGCCCCTGTCGTCGAAGCGGGAGCGTCAACCCTCGGCTCCTTTGCCGGTCCCGCTGGCTTCGGTGCCATGGGCTCGGGTATCCTCGGGGCCACGGGCGTAAGGGACGATGTCGGAAAGGCCGTTCTTTTAGGCCAGGGCGGCGAGACTGAACAGGACATAGCCGGTGGAGTAGTGGGAGGCGCAGCAACCGGAGCGGCAGCCGGAACATGGGTTTTTCCCGGCGTCGGCACTGCAATCGGCGGGATTATCGGCGGAGTAGTCGGAGGCGCAACAGCGGCACTGGACGACTCTTGCATCATTGTAACGTGCTGCCACGGACGACACTCCGAACAGGTCCAGATCGCCCGCGATTACCGGGATGCGTTTATGACGCCTCGACAGATACGCGGGTACTATGTGCTGGCAGACAGACTCGTGCCCCATATGATACGGAAACCGAAACTGAAGACCGTGGTCGGGCGGCTCCTTGTGAACAGGCTCATAACCTTTGGCAGATGGGCCACGGGAAGGACCGCGACATTGCCGACGATAACCAGCTTCTTGGTTACGAAGGTTTTTCTTGGATTGTGCAGCGGAGTGGGAATTTATGTGCAACAGTATGTGCGGCGGGTAACCGGGGAGGTGTACTGATGGACTGGAAAAGTATGGCAATTGGAGCAACCCACGCGCTGAACTCAGAGATTCCCCGGCTCGACGAGCGAGAGAACCGAAATAAAGAATTTGCACTAAGAAGAGAGATAGCAGACCAGGGCCTCAAGAAAGTTCGGCGAGAGGAAGAACTGTTGAAGACTATCCAAGGCCACGTAGACGAATACCGGAAAGCAGTGGGGAGTATGCCGGCAGCCCCGGCCATAGGAGCGCAGCCGCCACAACAACCCTTGCCGGTGAGAACACCGGCAGCAACCCCAGTGGAAAATGTCATCGGTGCACCGAACGTCGATAGCGGAGCGGGGATGTCAGTGCAGAAGCCTGCACCGCAGGACATTCAAGCCCAACCAGGACAACGGGTCACTCCGGGACCCATGGAGCTGCAAGGCAACGATCCCGTTGTGAGGCCACCCCTTCACCCAGACGTACTCATGAAGCGCGGCGAAATGATGATGAAGATACACGACACCCTTTTGGCAAACGGGCGTTTTGATGAAGCAAACAGACTGCAAAAGGCCGAATTTGATAACATTTTCGCCATTGCGAAGATATCGCCCCAGGGAGCCATGAAAGCATGGAACTCAAACCCGTGGATTACACAGAAGTACGGACAGATTAGACCAGGAGACATCACCCAAAAGGGCGAGTGGAGCTTCCTGAAATTCGGCGGCGACGGTCTTGTGCGCTGGAACAAAGACGGCGTATTTGAGGTTGTCCAGAAGCCCACCAGCATCGGGGGGAAACAGCCGACGCCGTCAATGTACGTCGAGAAGCCAATCGGTTCTAACCAGCAACAGAAGTTTCAGTGGAACCCCCAGACGGGCCAGCACGACATACCTTTCGGCGCACCATACCGGATACACAAACCAGATAGCGGTGGAAGTGGTGGCGGTGGCGCAGGTGACGCGAGGGAATTCAGGATGCACATGGGCCAGCTCAACGGCCTCTATAAATCCATGGCCAACATACAGAAAGGCGTTGACCCTATCACGCAGCAAATCATACCCCAGGACCAGGTTGAGGCAGCGAAGGCCACGATCCAGGGGCAGATCAACAGCCTCGAATCGCTCATGCAGGAAGACTACCCCGACCAGTGGGCGAAGTACCGAAAGCAGCCCAAAGGCGGTAGCGGAGTTATCGGCGGAAAGCAGGATTACAAGGCTAATAAAGACCACAACATTACCGGGGCTACGGACTATTTTACAACAAATACGGGCAAACTCGGTCAAAAAGCCATGTATGACGCACTGGTCAAAATGGGCTACAGCGAGGACACCATAAAGCAGGCGTGGAAACGCTTAAAGGGCGTGCAGTGACAGGAGGACAACAGTGGCGAACGACAGCTTTCTTGACGAACTCATAGGAATTGACAAACCGGTAGGCAAACAGGCCGAGAAACCGGCGAAGCGTGGTTTTCTCGACGAACTGGCTGGAACAACAGAAACGTTTGGCCCCGACACGGATGACCGAAGCACGTACCGGAAGATAGGCGAGGGCATGGTAGGGATTACGAGGGAGGGCGTCAAAGGCGTCGCTCGCGGATGGCTCCAGGCAAACAAAGGCATTGGTTCTGCCATTGAATACCTGGGACGGTTAGGTGACCAGTACAAAGGTTCACCCCCTGAATGGGACATAGACGAGATCGGACCGGAACATTTAGGGACACCCATACCGAAAGCTGACCCGAACGGGCCAACATATGAGCCACCCCCTGGACTGCCAAAGGAAGGGGCAACGACCAGCTTCGGTAAAAACGTTCGGCACTATTGGGACACGCCATTGAAGAAGGTTGAGCCGGAAGTCGGTTCAGTCTTTGAAATAGATGGCATAGAGAGCGGGCTCAAGTGGGGAGCTGGCGCAATAGGGCAGATGGGCGCGCAAGTGGCAATAACCGCACCGTTCATGGTCCAGGGCCGGGCTGTGCAGATGGCGCAAATTGCCCCGAAAGTGGCGCAAACGAGCCTCGGCAAGAAGGCACTTACTTACCTCGTCGAGTGGGCAAAGCTAAAACCCATGGATGTGCCCATCGGCATGATGGAGGCCGGTGAGATCCTCGGCGGGCAGATAGAACGCCTCGAAAAAGGGGAAACGAACGAGCTTGACCCGCTTCGAGCGGCAGCCGCTATCTTTATAGCAAGTAAATTTGAAGAGCTTGGAACAGAAAAGGCCACCGCAAAACTGTTGAAATTCGGTCCAGAAGTGGCCGAATTCGCCAAAAAAGGACTATGGAACCGCATAAGCCAATCGGCATTAACACAGATGCTTGGCGAAGGAGCGGAAGAATTCTTCCAGACGTATGCAGAACAATGGGGCATTGACCCGAACGACCTGTGGACAAAGAAGCAATTTCTCCAGGCCGTGGACGGTGCAGCTGCCGGGGCCGTGGGCGGTTTTGCAATTGGCGGAGCTTCCGGGGCCATTACCAGGAAAGCATACAACGAAGCTGCGAAGCTGAAAGAACAAACCGGCGCGCCAGCTACAACCGAATTAGGCGGACAGCCGGCAACACAACCGCCGGTCACAGGGCAGCCTACCGCACCACAGCCAGGGCAACAAAGGCCGCAGCCTGGACCACAGACAGGGCCAACCGCACCGGCTGGACCGGTCATAGGAGATCAGAGAACGACAGCCATCGTTGAACAGATGAAGGGGCTGCTCGAATCGAAACAGATAAACACGGTGCAGGCAGAAGTTTTGAGGGACAAGACGGCGAACGTACTCGGCCCGGATCACCCGGCAGTACAGCGCATGGACCGTATCATCCTTGACCATGCCCGCATGGCAGACCTTCCTGCCGGGATGGCAGACGGGATACGGATGGCACAGGAGGCGCAAAAAACAGCTGAAGAATCAGCCATGCCACCGAACGCACCCCTGGACGAACTCGGTGAGATGACAGCGCCCGAACGTTTTGAACCGCCCTCAACGTTACCTTCAGACGAGATTTTAGAGCTTGGTGCGGCCAGAACTAATGAAAATGCCGTTACACCCGGTGGATATGTAGCCCTCGATGAAAAAGAAATAGAAGAGTCAAAGAAAATACTCTCACTCGCGAGCGACACTGGCGAGGAAGAGGCAGGGGAATCTTCCTCCGACGATGTGGTCAAGACGGAACACCTTCCAGCGCACTCTATCAGGAAAATTACCACCGGAGATACGTACAAGGGCGGGTACAGGGCGACTGTCACCGAAGGGCCGCATAAGGACGTGATCGGTGTTGCCATGACGGTAAAGGGAGCCCGTGACGATCTGATGCGCAACGTTAAAGAGCGCGAAAGGATGGGTATTGGCTCTCAGAAAGCCTTTACTGGCAAACAAAGCGGGGATATTTCCAAGGAAGTTGAAGCGATCAAGAGAAAACATCCTTACGCTGGTGCAATGTCAACCACGAAAATGCCGGAAGGTTTAACCCACACGGACGCTGACAACGCCATGGCGGACGAGATTGCAAGTACAATATGGGGATTTACCGAAAAGAAACGAGACGACCTGGGGAGATCGGAATATCGGTTTGAAACCGAAGAGATCGAGGCCCCACCATCGAAAAAAGGGCACTATCCGCAGAACCACATAATCCTGGGCAAAGCCCCGAACGGTACCTGGACGTATGGTTATAGTGTCCAGATTGACAACGGCGGCCATGGCTGGCACCCGAGTATTTACGAATACCACCAATATGATACCCGCGACGATGCCTTGATCGGGGCCATACATGACTTTCGCGCTGAATTAGAAAAACGCACACAAGGACACCTATCAGCAACCGTGAACAAAGAAGCCAACATTTTACGAAACTGGCTGGCCGGGCTTGAGATCGGGGCGAATCAGCAAAAAGGGAAAGCGGGCGAGGAATGGAACGAAACCACGGTAGCGGTAGCATTGCAGCTCAAGAAGCCGGTGCCCCCGGAGATCCTCGCGAAATACCCGGACCTGGCGAAACAATTCGGCGTTAAGGCACCAGCCAAGAAGGGTATCCACGAAACAACCAAGGAAGAAGACGTCACGGCGGCAGCCGAGGCGAAGAAAGGGAAGCCCAAGAAAACCAAGGAAGCCAGGGCCATCACCGAAGACACCCCCTTCCCGTACTACACGTTTTTTAAGCAATACCGGTACTTTTTGCCCCTATTACAGAAGATGCGGAAAGGACAGGATCTTGCCGGCGGCAGTGACTCGCGTTGGAACAGCTTTGTCCAGCTATTCAACGAGGCCATGAACAATGGGGCAATACCCATGAAGTTACCGCCCTCGGGTTTGGAAGGACAGGAACAGGGAACGGTAGAATGGACTGAATCGGAAGTATTCGATCTTATAACCGATGAAATGGCGCGCTTTCAGAACAAGAGCGGGAAGGGGCCGGAGGTTGAAACGGCGGAGATCCCGCTGACCGACGACCAGCTCAAGGCCGACGGGTTTATCCCGGAAAGCAGCATTGACGAGATCATTGACACCACAGAAATAAATATTATAGGTATAAAGGAGGAATTACATGGAGAAGGGTTCAGTGACACCGAAATCGGCCAAATTGTTAGCAGCCTTGAAACAGCAATTAACAATCAAATTACTGGCGGAGAGTTTGCTGAAAGACTTGCGGCCCTCAAAGAACAAGTAAAGAAATCCAGAACAGAAACACCACCAGCCCCCACAACCGACGGGGAACTATTCAACACCGACGACATTTTCAACCTTTCCGGTAATCAGCCGGTAAAGCAGGGGAGTTTTACGCCGGGGAAAGAACCGAAGGCCGAGCTATTCCTGCGCCCGAAACCGGTGTTTCAGACCGAGCGGGAGAAGGAAGAAGAGCAGAAAAAGAAACTTCAGGAAGCCCTCGCAGCAAAGCAAAAGGCAGAGGCAGAAGCAAACGCTGCACCAGCAGAAGATCTAACGAAGAAATCGACCAATGAGCTGATAACGGAGGCTTTTGATATTATCAACGAATTTATTGAAGAAGAAGAGGGAAGAGTATCCGATAGCCGCATTAATTACGGCAAGCCGGCGGGGATAAAGCCCGAACTGTACGAAAAGCTCAAGCCGATCCTGGCGGAGATCGCACGGCGGGCCACGGCAAAGGGCGTCGATGTCAAGGCGTACCTTTTTGGTGCCGTTGACGCGCTGCCGGAAGGGAAAGCAAAACAGTTTTACGAGGCAGCAGCGGCGCAATATGCCGAGGAACGAAGCGAGAAAGCACCGGTGGAAAATCAAGCAACAACGGAAGCCCCTACCAAAGAGATAGAAGAAGGACCAGCGGAAGACGGGTTCTCATGGGGGCCTGTTTCCAATTCGCTCGCGGATGCCATGGAAGACGCTGACCCCGAGCTGGCCGCACAGATCGAAAAGATGGTAGGCCCGAGGTTCTCCGATTACGAAGCTATAGTTGACGAGATCAAGAGGACCATAAAGGAAGCGATCGAGCGGGGAGAAACCGAAAAGGCCACCAAAATAAAGGATATATTGGGGGTTCAAACAGGCAATTTGCGTATGCCGACGGCTGAACAGCGGGCGGCGTCAAGGGCCATGGAGGGGAAGGAAACACCGGAAGCCAGGCAATCCTCCTTCAAGATCGGCCATTACGTCGTCCCGATCCGCGACACGGATGTATTGAAACCTGGCATTGTCGAACACGTACAGGGCGACGGGTACATAAAAGTATCCACCATGGGCGGACATCATTGGAGCCCAACCAATTACAAGAAGGGGGAAATGGGCGCGGCACCGGAAGAAACCGGAGCAAAGAAGCCACCTTTTAGCCCGACCGAGCTTCTTGGTACTATACCGGACAAGAAAAACAACCTTGAGATATTCGTCGCTAGAAACATCAACGGAAATAATTTCTCCGTTTCCATCAGGGACAACGATTCCATGGAATTCTTGCCGACAGTACGGATATTTCAGTCGGAAAAACAGGCGTGGGAAGTGGCCGGACAGATCGCCCTGGGTAAAAAACCAACCATAGATCCAGAGGATGACTGGCGCGATCATCTTATTAAGGCCCGTATGTATGCTTTGATGTTGGGCGTACCGTTCGAGGGCGGCTGGCCAACGGTAAAGATCGTCGAGGCCATCGACAAGAAGTTGGCGGAAGAGGCAGGGAAACCAGCGGAAGCACCCCAAGGCATAGCGCATGATATGTCTCTTTCCGAGGCCATCCGTGACAAAACACTCGAAAAGATAAAGCCATATCTCAACCCGGACAACAGCGAAACAGCCTTGCTCGCTACCATCGAAAAGGCGACAAACGAGGCATACGGCGAGGTAGTAGACGAGATATTAGGCTCGAACAAGCCGCTGTCGCAATCACAAAAGGTATACCTGGACACATTTGACAAGAAGAGCTTTGCCGAGGCCGTACTCAAATACGCCCGCCGGCACGACCTTTTTAACAAAAAACCGGAAACGGAGGCACCCAAAGAGACGCCGAAGCAGGAAGAATACAAAAAGGGCGACCGGATCGTCATTACCGACACGTACCACAGTCCTTCTCTCCGGGGACGACACGGCGTTATTAAAGTGGTAGGCGGCTACACCATGCAGTCTATTTTCGGCGGGCAATCAACACATACCGTCACCTATGAAATCGAAACAGACAATGGCGTGAGCATTACGGCGTCCAGGGCGACCGACATCCAACACGAAACAGAACCGTTTACCGGTAAGCTCGTGAAAGACATCTATTTTGATAACCGTTGGCAAATCCCGGAAACTCTTTTCAGCATGATCTCTTATACTGGAAGACAGGCACGGAACTCACGGGAGGCAGCTGGCCGGGCAAGAAAGGATTCAATAAAGGCCGGCCATTTACGGACAGCGGAAAGCTATGAGAAAGACGCGCAGAAGTATCAGGATGCGTTCGACGCGTGGGCCAAAGAGTACCCGGAAGAAGCGGAGAAGATACAGGGGCCGAAGAAAACAGAAGCACAGCCACCGCAACAGCAAACTACGCCGGCACCGGAAACGGGAACCGTCACCGACACATCGGACGCACACGAAAAGCTGAAAAGCGTGGAACTTACGCTCACGAAAACGACAACCAAGCACGGACACCCGGTTTGGAATTTAAGCGGAAATACCAGGGCATACAAGGACGCGATCAAACAAGCGAAAGGTAACTGGTATGGTCCGAAAAAGGTTTGGTCTTTTTATGGAACCGAGGACCCGGCGGAAAAGATCATCAAGGCGATCGACGCCGAATACGACCATTGGTCCCTGACGCCGTGGAAATCGAAGAAATCACCCCTTACCACAGACAGGGGAGCACTTATACCGAAGTCTATCGGCAAGAACAAATACGGACAGGAAGTATTCGAGGACGACAAGGGCGTCCGCTCCATCATGGAGGGAAACATCGGGATCACCGAACCGGTGGGCCTTATTCCTACCAGGGAGGGGATACAGGTCGATGTAGAGCGTAAAGATCCTCGGTTTGTCCCGGTGGACGAGAACGCACAAGCATCGGCCACACCAGAGACACAGGCAGACACGCCAATTGAAAAACGTATGGATGGTGACAAGACAAGGGCCGCTCGCGCCGTTATGGACAAGGTTGACGCTGCCCTGGCCAACGGGGAATCCTTTACCCGCGAACAGCTCATGAAGTGGGGCGAAGATGCATACGGCGGCACGATTGCCAGCGGCGCACTGACATGGAAAGATCTTTTTGACGCCATGGAGTTGGGGGTTAACCGTTATCTCGGACAGGGCCACAAGGCGTATGACCCTGGCCAGAGCAAATCAACAACGCCGATCATGGACGCACAAGACGCTATCACGAAAATCCGAGAGCAGATCCTTGACAAAATTCCTTCTCAACATGGTTTTCGGACGAAAGAAATGGACGAGTTTCAACAGTTTTCCACGCCGCCGGACCTCGCATATCTCATGGCGTGGCTGGGAAACATCACGCCGGGAGAAACGGTACTGGAACCATCGGCAGGCGTGGGCGGCCTCGCGGTATTTGCCCGGAACGCAGGCGCAAAGGTGTACGTCAACGAACTTTCGCAGCGGAGGGCAAGCCTGTTAAGACAGCTGAATTTCGAGAAGGTGTTTACCGAGAACGGCGAGCAGATCGACAATATCCTTCCGGACGACATAAAGCCTTCCGTAATCATCATGAACCCGCCCTTTTCATCCTCGGCGGGCCGGATGCAGGGGCGAAGAAGTCCTGAGAACCTCATAAGGCATATTGGCCAGGCGTTATCACGGCTGGAGCCAGGCGGGCGTCTCGTGGTGCTGACTGGCAAGGGGTTGTTCGGCGAATCGAAAACCTTCAACGAGTGGCTGGACAACATCGATGTCACCAATGACGTAATCGTCGATATCACCATCTCCGGCGAGGGCTACAAAAAATACGGCACCACCTATGACAACCGTTTGATCGTGATTGACAAAGCGAAGTCGAATGCTAAACTAATAAAAGAGGAAGTCAGCGACATCAAGGATGCCGTTGCCCTCCTGAAAGGAGCGCGCGATGCGAGAAGCAGTGTCACAGAACAACCATCCGCTCAACCGGGCAGCGAAGAAGTTTCTCAAGGATCCCGACCCGTCGATGCTGTATTGCCTCCAGCTGGTAGAGGAACAGTGGAACGCGGGCATGGTACCCCTGAACAACGTCCGGGGTCAGTACGTACACCCGTTCTTCGAGGAGATGGCGGGGCTGGAACCGAAACGGGCCTGGAAACTGCTCCAGAGGGACGGCGACCTGGCGGATCAGAAAGAACTGCCGACGATATCAGCGGAAGACCTGGCGTGGAGGGTAGTAGACCAGCTGACGAGCATGCTGGAAGCGGCAGACTACTAACCCCCGAAACAGCCCTTACCGTACAACAGACCGAAGCATACACCGATGAAGACCTCGAATCGGGAAACATCTTCGAGGAATACAGGCCTTCCATAAAAATTGAAGGGGCGCAGCCGCACCCGGCGGAACTTGTGGAAAGTGCGGCGATGGCCACCGTAAAGGCTCCAAAAACGAGTTATGTGCCGAATATCGACAAGAAACTTGCTGAAACCGGTGCATTAAGCGACGTCCAGCTCGAAGCCATCACCATGGCCGGGCAGGCCCACGGGGAAGTCCTCGACTCCGGCGTCTATCTTGACGCAAAAGGCAACGTTGCAACCAGCGGGGGCCAGGAAAACAAAACGTTCCACACATTCCGCAAGGGTTTCTTTATCGGTGACGGCACCGGAGTAGGCAAGGGCCGGGAGATCGCCGGCATCATCCTCGATAACTGGAACCGGGGCCGGCGCAGGGCTCTATGGATAAGCCAGAATACGGACCTTATCCACGACGCAAAGCGCGACCTTATAGCCCTCGGCATGGACCCGAACTTGGTAATCGATTACGCCGGCACGAAATTCGGCCAGCCCGTTAAGCAAAAAGAGGGCATTCTTTTCATAAGCTACGACACGTTAAAGTACAAAAAAGGCGCGGTGCGCCGGATCGACCCCGTCGTAGAGTGGGCAGGACAAGAATTCGAAGGCGTCATAGCCTTTGACGAATCCCACAACATGGGAAACGCATTGTCTACCAGGGGGAGGCGCGGAACAAAAAAGCCGTCCATGAAGGCGGTGGTGGGCGTGGAGCTGCAGTCGCGGCTCTACAATTCGCGGACCGTGTATGCGTCAGCTACCGGCGCAACGGAAGTTGTCAACCTTTCCTATTGCGACCACCTTGGATTGTGGGGGAAGGGAACACCCTTTTCCAACAAGCGGAATTTCATTGAGCAGATCTCCGGGGCGGGTATCGCCGGCATGGAAATGATCGCCCAGGGGCTCAAGGCGATGGGATCCTATATTGCCCGGAACCTTTCTTTTGACGGGGTTAAGTACGAAACCATCGAGCACGAGCTGACCGAGAACCAGAAGGCAATTTACGACGAAATGGCCAGGTCATGGCAGATCGTCCTGCAGAACATCCACGCCGCGCTCCGGGCCACCGGGATTACCGGGACAACCCACACCGGTCAGGTGGTCACCAGGAACGGCAACGCCAGAAAAAATGTTATGGGGGCATTCTGGGGCGCACATCAGCGGTTTTTCAACCAGATCATCACGTCCATGCAGACCCCGACAGTCATTAGGGCCATAGAGAAGAACCTCGCCGAGGGAGACGCCGCCGTCGTGCAGCTCGTCAACACCAACGAAGCGCAGACCGACCGGGCGATGGCGAAGCGGGAGGAAGGCGACCGCCTGGAAGACCTGGATCTCACCCCGCGTGAGGGGCTGATGAACTACCTGGAAAACAGCTTCCCGATCCAGCAATACGAAGAGTACACCGACGACAACGGGAATATACGGTCCCGTTTGGTTGTCGATTCCAGCGGAAACCCCGTTATCAACCGGGAAGCCGTGGCCGTGCGCGACGCGCTGCTCCGGAGGCTCGGCATGCTGAAGGTGCCGGATGCGCCGCTTGACATGATCATCCGGCATTTTGGCATTGACAAGGCAGCGGAGGCAACGGGCCGGTCGAAAAGGCTTGTAGATAAAACAAACAACGAGGGCGAGAAAGAGCGGGTTGTGGAACGGTGGAGCAAGGCGAAAGGGCTCAACGACATCCATGCTTTTATGAATGATAAGAAACAGCTTCTTGTTTTTTCCGACGCGGCTGGAACCGGCAGAAGTTTCCACGCAGACAAGACAGAGAAGAACCAGCGGCTACGGCACCACTATTTACTGCAGCCTGGCTGGAGGGCTGACAGAGCTATCCAGGGTTTGGGCCGGACACACCGGAGCAACCAGAAACAGCCTCCCTACGTTCACCTGGTTACAACTAATCTGAAGGGGCAGAAACGGTTTATTTCCTCTATTGCGCGACGGCTCGAACAGCTGGGATCGCTCACCAAGGGACAGCGCGACACGGCGACACAGGGTATCTTCAAGCTGAAAGACAACCTTGAAAATTCACATGCACGCCAGGCGTTCATCCGGCTCATACATACCATTTTCCGCGGTGGCATTGAGAATATGTCTATGGCGGAATTCGAACTGGAAACGGGTATGAGGCTGACCGACGACCAGGGTCATCTCCGTGACGAGATTCCTGAGATAACCCAATTTTTGAACAGGCTGCTTTCGCTGACCGTGGACCGGCAAGAGGAAGTTTTTAACGCCTTCGACGCCCACCTTGACCAGATCATCGAAAAGGCGGCGTCAGACGGCACCCTCGACGCGGGCATGGAAACAATTTTAGCGAAGGGGGCGAAACGGACCCGGGAAGAAATAGTTTACACCGGTCCCCAGGGAGAGCAGACAAAGTACAACGAGATCGAACTCTCCGAAGACGCTGTAACCGTTGATTTTCGGACAAGTAAACTGTGGGCAGCCTCCGGATATGTGGTGAACAAAAAAAGCGGCGTTGTATGGGCGGCAAACAAGGAACGTATCACGACCAATACCAGTACCGGCGAAGTGACGGCTGTCGTAACCCTCACGAGCCCCCGGGGCACTGTCAATGTAGTGGAGGCAAGAGACCTCCGGGACGAGGAAAAATACGATCGGATTGACGACATGGCTCAGGCCGAGGCGATATGGGGTGAACAGCACGACAAGGTGCCGAAGACGAAAGCGAGGAGGATCCACCTTGTTACCGGTGCGCTCTTGCCTATATGGGACAGGCTCCCCCAGGAACACGTCAGGGTGATGCGGCTCAAGCTCAACACGGGCGAAAAGCTGCTGGGCCGGCTGATCCCCGACAAGAATCTCAATGGCGTACTGAAGAAGCTGAACGTTGATAAATCAACCGCAGCGTATACTCCGGAAGAGGCATGTAACGCTATCCTGGACAACGGGGAAACGATAACTCTGGCGAACGACTGGACGCTGAAGCGCGTGAAAACCCAGGGTATGGACCGGATCGAAGTAACCGGCGAAACCTTGTGGAGATTCGAGACGCAGCTCGAACAATGCGGTGCCCTCATCGAGCGCATCAGCTACAAAACGAGGGTATTCATCCCTACCGGCGACGACGGGATCGCGGTTATGAAAGAAATACTGGCCATCAGCCCCATCTTTGACGTGGAAGGCGGGGGTGGCCAGTTGACAACCCGCATATCTGAACGTACACTAGGCTATGACAACAGATCGAAAGAACAAGGTACATTATTTAATATTGACACCCATACACCTGGACGATCTTCACGTCGAAAATCCGGTCCCGTACCGCGTCAACAGGAAGTTGTCACAGAAAGAATCGGCAGCTATCGCGCTGGAACACGAAAAGTCAGCAATAGCGACGATGTTGCTGAGATAGCGCGCAACCTTCTCGACGATCCCCAGGAAACATTCGCAGCAATCCTCACCAAAGACGACGGCACGGTTCACAGCGTACACCGCATAAGCAGGGGTAGCATGAGTGCATCTATCGTATCCCCCGTGATAGCAATAGGCCAAGCACTCAACACCGAGGGCGTAACCGGTGTGTGGTTTATCCATAACCATCCGTCGGGCGTCGCGGAGCTGTCCGAGGAAGACAAGAAAGTGGGCGTTCGACTGTTCAGGGTTGCCCAGGGATCGGGCGTAACGGTCCACGGAGTTATGGCCGTCACACCAAAAGCATACGCGTCGGCGGAATACGGGGCCTTCTCACTACCGGAAAAAACCGCTAAAATGCCTCGAAAAACCAAACAAACCGAGGAAATACCGGTCGTAGAGCGTCGATTTGCCATAACAAAAACCGAAAATATGTCCGCCACCAACCCCGCCTTGCTTGTCCTGGCGTTCAGGAGAGCGGGCATCAAGCGCGACGATCCCAACATTACCGTTGGCTTTTTCGATGTACGAAACAAACTCATAAGCACCATTACCATTGAATCGTTATTGCCTATACGCGGTGAAATACAGCGAGCGTTGCTCCAGGAAGCCGAACGGAGGAACGCCTCGAATATCGGCATATATGCGCCGCAACACGCTATCCTTGGTCCGGAAGCAAATAATATTGCAAACTTTGGCAGAAGTGCCGGCCTTACCCTTCTGGATATCGTAGATGGAGGCGGGAGCCTACATCAGCGGAGCTTGATAAACCCCTCCGTTGAACCCATATTCGTCAAGCTGACTACCCAGGCCGACGTGGGCAATCTGTCTTTTGATATTAAGCCACCGAAAACGCCACGGTTCTCCGTGGACCAGGTGAAACAGTTCCTCGCGCTGCCGCTGAAACAATGGGTCAACATCGGGAAAGTCACGGTTATAAAGTCTGCCCGTGAGTTGCCGGTCAGGTTCATGCGCTACGTGCAGGAGGGAGACACCATCTTCGGGGCCTACGATCAGGAGACCGATACCACGTACATCATCGCCGACTTGATCCCCAACGCACGGGCCGCGATCGCCACCCTCATTCACGAGGCAGTCGGGCATCGGGGGATTACCGCAATTCTCCGGAATGCCGACGTGGACGTTATCTGGCAGCAGATCGCGAGGGCATATCAGGGTACGCCGCTCATGGATCGCATCGTCAAGGGTTATGGCCACAAAATGGGGACCTTGAGGCTCCCGCTTGACTTAAACGACAGGGATGACCGCAGGGTTGCCGTCAGCGAGTTCATCGCCCACATGGCGGAGGCACGGGAAGCCACACCGGTATGGGCGAGAATCGTCGGGATCATCCGGGCAGCGCTGAGAAGGATTGCTCCGAACCTTACGTGGTCGGACGCTGACATCCTCCACCTGATTGACCAGGCGAGAAGCTATTCCGGAGTCGTGCCAAAGGCGACCACGGGGACGTACTTCAAGAAGGAGCTGGACGGATCTGTCACGGGCAGCACGTTCGTTGACGACATCTTGCACCAGATCGAGGCGATGGCCCCGCCGGAGCCCAAAGCTCCGCCTTTGGAGATCAAGGGGTGGATTCGAGACCACGCAAAGGCGGCAGCGGCAACCATAATCGCACACATGCCGGAGAACCTCCCGCACGCACACTTCCTCGAACGGGTGCTGAAGAACCCCTTATGGTACGAGCACCCGGTGTTGAAACAGCTCTTCAACGTCATGGCCCACCACCGCCAGGAAACGTATCACGAGTTATTTTACGATTTCAACGACGTGGGGGAAGCTACGACCGTATCCGAGGCAATAGCGGATCTGCGCAAAAAAGACAAGAAAGGCTATGAACAACTCACGTCCATCCTTATAGAAGCAGATACCGAATGGGTAAAAGATAGAGACTGGACCTTCGAGGATCGCGTCAAGAATATGAAAGTTTCGGAGGACGTGAAGCGCGTGGCCATTTTAGTCCGGGCAGCGTTCGACAAGATGCTCGACGCCAGGCAGGCACCCATGAAAGAGCTACTCAAAAAACTTGAACAGGAAGGCTACCAGGAAGATCCGTTCGAGCTGGACAAGGGCACCACAAATTTCCACGTTTTCACGGTGAGATCCACGAAGGAATTTGATGGTTTCTGGAGGGCCTCGGGGAAAGAGCGACAGGAACGCGCTGGCTTACCCTGGCATGACGGAATCAATTACGTGATGGGCCACAGCCGCGCCGGAGGAGTGGAGGTACAATCAATCCATTTCTCCCGGGAAGCATTCACCGAACAGACGGCGGAAGAGTGGTGGAATGACCATAAACGGTTTTTCCGCAAGGCCCACAAGGATTTTAAGGCCGAACTGCGGCAGACCATCATAGGGGCATTACAGGTCATGGACGAATGGCGCGGGTATTACTTCCCACGGTTGAGAAAGACCGGGAAGATAGTCATTACCGCATACAAGGAAGCCGATTTCGGCGACCGGCAGTATATCCGGGAACATGGCGGAAAATACTGGAGCGAACTGCGGAAGGCAGAACTGGAAAAAGAAGGGTACCAGGAAATAAAGGTATCTGATTTCCAGAAGTTGCCCGAGTCGGTCTACCTCAACATCAGGTCGATCGATGTGCAGAAGGCCATAGATTACGCTGTAACAGGCATGAAAAAGAAGACGAGCGCGGACCTTCTCGTTAAATTCAACGAAGATCTTATCGAACAGGCCGTGAACATGGTCCGCGAACGCGGTATCGAATCGACCAAGATACACCGTAACCCAAAGGGGCGAGTCGTCCAGGGCTACATACAAGACCCGATAGAGGCGTTCCTGCGCTATACGTCCGGTGTTGCCGGGGGCATGGCAAAGGGAGAGGTTTCCCAGAAAGCGACCGAATTACTCCAGCAGATCGACCCTGCAACTGAACCGAAGGCTTACGACACCGCGAAGCGGTACATCGAGGAGAACCTGAGAAACAGCGACACCGCCGACAGGGTTATGGCGTATGCAAAGGCAGTTGCGACTTTGAAATTCTTAGGGTTCAATCCCCGGTCTGCCTTTGTCAACCTGACGGCCATGGTGACATCCGCTCCGGCGTCTATCCACCAGTATGCCGGTGGCGGGCAGGTGAACATGGTGACGGTGCACAAAGCGATCGCTCGTGCTAGCCGTTCCTATGCGAAGCACATGGTGGGCAAGACCCTGGAGGCAGAGGATCAGATCATAGCCGAGCGCATCACCCGGGAAGGGTACGACGCCCCGCAGCTCACCAGGGATGCGTTGGGTTCCATGCAGGGAGGTCTTGAACGCTCGTGGGACCGGATGATGAAAGTGGCCATGTTCGTGTTCAGCAAGACTGAGCAGTGGAACAGGGGCACGACGATCCTCGCGGCGTACAGCGTGGCAAAAATGCGTTTTGCGAAAGAAGGACTGAAAGGTGAAGAATTGCAAGAAGCAGCATACAAGGCAGCGATCGAGGCCAGCGACAAGGCCCATGCCGCGTATGGCAAATCAAACCTTCCGGAGTGGGCGCAGGGCACATCGGTATCCGCCAAGGTTGGCCAGGCCATGTACGTGTACGGCAATTTCGGACACAATTACGTCCAGCTCCTGTATGATCTCGGCGCAAAGAAACAGAACATTGTAGGGTTTACATGGGCGCTGGCCACACCTGTGATCATTGCCGGTGGTGCCGCGTGGCCGTTCAAAGACGAGCTGCTGTGGTTGATCAATGGCATGCTGCGTACGCTTGGCATCACCACAGGGGTTGACAAGTTCGTCTGGGACAAGACGAGAAAATACCTTGGCGACCGGGCGGAGATCCTCGGACGTCGCGGTATCTTCGGGTTGGCCGGTGTTGACATATCCGGCTCCCTCGGCATCGGCCTGGGCATCCCAACGGGCCTCATGGGATTGACAGGAGCAATCGGCGGCGTTGCCGAAGACATCGTTCAGGCGAACAGCCTTCTTGCCTCCGGTCAGCCAGGAAGGGCCGTTGAAAAACTCTTACCGACGGCGCTGGCGAATCCTCTGCGGGCAATACGGGAATCAAGGACCGGCGTGACGACTGAAAAGGGCAGGGTACCAGTATGGGGCAGGGACGCCAAACCGTTCACGCCCACGGGAGCGGAAACCGCCGCCCGGGTCGTCGGTTTTCCAGGATCGCGTCAATCGGTAGCGCGGGAACGCGACAACGAAATGTACCAGCAGGAGCAGGCATTTGAGCGAAAAAGAGACAAGATCTACCAGGAGTTGCGGGCCTGGGCCGTAGACCCGAAGAGGACAAATGCGTCGTTGACAAAGATATACAAGAAGCAGGGCGGATACAACAGGGCCGTAATGGAAGCGGGCCTCGCGGGAAGGCTACCGCTCATACGTTCATCGGAGATGAGCAGACAGATAAAAGGGGTGATGGTACCGACGAAGAACGATTTTTTACGGTTTCCACCTTAACAACCATCCTTACCGGGACGGTTTATGTTTTTGTGATTATATTTATCGGTACATTGGAGGTAACAACATGGAAAA